ACCCCGCCGGCCTTGCGGGTTACAACCTTGACCGGCTCGCAAGGGTGGCTTGGTGCATAAGGAATTTCGCTTCTGGTCCGTTGTGCTTGGCTGTCATGCGGTCAGGCTGTCCATGTTCGATCACGCAGGCCAGGAGTACTTCATGGTGATCCCATTCCCTGAGGGCAGGACCTATCGCCAAAAGCGGGCGGAAGCGCTAGAATTGATTGAAGAGGCGATGCGCTTGGGCCTCGACCCTGGTGAGGTAGTCCCGTGGCCGAATTGAACAATCCCCGCAAAGCTCCCAACGACGGCAAGATCAAGATGCCGTCCGTCCAAGCGGGTATGAACAAGCGCGGCCCCATGATGGGCAAGGGCGACAAGAAGGCATACGACGACGACGAATGGGGCGACGACTGGAAGCCTCTGGGGACTGAGAAGCGCAAGGAGGAAGAGACGCACGACGAGGTGCTGGAACGCGCCCGCAAGCGCATGACCCGTTGCATCGACTCCGAGTCCGACAACCGCAAGGCTGCGCTTGAAGATCTGAAGTTCAAACGGGGCGAACAGTGGCCGGCTGACGTGGCTGCACAGCGTAACACCGACAAGCGCCCGTGTCTGACCATCAACAAGATGCAGACGTTCGTGCATCAGATCACCAACGACCAGCGCCAGAACCGCCCAGCCATCAACGTGTCCCCGGTGGGTGATCGCTCCGACCCCGACGCAGCGAAGGTCTATCGTGGCCTGATCCGCGCCATTGAACGCGAGAGCACGGCAGACATTGCCTATGACACCGCATTCGAGTCGGCTGTGTCCAATGGGTTTGGCTATTTCCGCATACGCACCGACTGGGAAGCACCGGACAGTTTTGACCAGGTGATCAAGATTGAGCGGATCCGCAACCCGTTCACCGTGTACCTTGACCCCGACCACCAGGAGCCTGATGGCGCGGACTGCAAGTATGCGTTCGTGACTGAGATGATCCCAATGGATGAGTTCAAGGCTCAGTATCCCGATGCGGACACTGAAGCCTACGACCAAGGCGGGATCGGCGACAAGTACAAGGAATGGTCCTCAAAGGACGGCATTCGGATTGCGGAGTATTTTGAAACCAAGATCGACATGGAGGACCTAGTCAAGCTCTCCAACGGCTACGTAGGCTGGAAGGATGATCTCGCCCAACGGACCAAGGACATGATCAAGTCCGGTGCGCTGGAGATCGTGGACGAACGCAAGTCCGAGAAGCGCAAGATCAAATGGTACAAGATTACCGCCACCGAAGTGCTAGAGGAGTCTGAATGGCTCGGCCTGTGGATACCCATCATCCCCGTCATCGGCGAAGAGATCGATATCGAGGGCAAGGTATTCTACAGCGGCGTCATTCGAAACGCCAAAGACCCCCAGCGGATGTACAATTACTGGAAGACAAGCGAGACCGAGCTGATTGCTCTGGCTCCGAAGGCTCCGTGGATTGTCGAGGAAGGCCAGATCGAAGGCTACGAGGAACAGTGGCGCTCGGCCAATGTGAGGAACTACCCCTACCTTCCGTACCGCGGTGTGTCGCTGGGTGGAACCCTCGCCCCACCGCCGCAACGTCAGCAATTTGCGGGCGTTCCTGCGGGTGTTGTCCAAGCTGCACAAGGGGCGGCTCAGGACATGATGGCAACGACCGGAATCAGGTTTGACGCCTCTCCGAATGAAAGGATGATGGATGAGTCTGGCCGCGCCATTAGAGAGCTTCGCCGTTCTGGCGACCTTGGCTCGTTCCACTACATGGACAACCTGGCACGTTCGCTAAAGCACTGTGGCCGGCAGCTCATCGACCTGATCCCGAAGATCTACGACACCAAGCGCCAGATCACCATCCTGCGCGAGGACGACAAGGAAGAGAAGGTGGTCATCGACCCCTCCGCCAATCTTCCTTACCAGGAACAACCCGGCCCGAACGGCAAGAAGATGAAGGTGTTCAACCCGACCATCGGCAAGTTCGGTGTGACGGTGGACATCGGCCCGTCCTACGCCTCCAAGCGCATTGAGGCGAGCGAGAGCATGATGGACTTCGTCCGTGCCATGCCGCAGACCGCCCAGCTCGTCGCGGATCTCATTGCCAAGAACCAAGACTGGCCGGGTGCTGAAGAGATGGCAACCCGTCTGGCCAAGGCTGTCCCTGCGAACCTGATGGGCCAGGACATGAAGGACATTCCCCCGCAGGTGCAAGCCATCATCAACAACATGCAACAGGAGCTTAAGGCGGCACAAGCCCAGCTCCAGCAAGCCGCGTTCCAGCTTAACGACAAGCAGAAGGACCGCGACATCATGATGGCCAAGATCAATGCGGACTTTGAGGTTAAGTTGATGGCCATCATCCAGAAGGCCGAAGACAGCATGAACAAACAGGTCGGATCCAAGATCGAGGACCTGGCACAAGGTGTGGCGCAGCTCATGTCTGCGTTGCCGAAACCGCAATCAGGCGGGCAAACAGAAGGAATGATGAATGCCGGATCAACTCGCAACGACGATGGAAGCAACCCCCAAGGCGGGGCCTCCGACGTCAGCGACCTCGGACTTCCCCCAGTTCAAGGCTAACCCGACTGGTCAAGTTGACGACAAGCCGGAAAAAGAGGATAAGGCAGATACTGCTGAGAAATCCGCAGGCGAAAGTCCAAAGGACGACAAATCCGATGGCACACCGGCTTGGTTGAAGCGTGAGATTACTATTGAGCGCAACAAGAGGCGGGCGGCTGAAGAGAAGGCCACGCAACTCCAGCAGGACCTCTCTCGTGCTTTGGAAGCTATCAGCACCAAGGCCGAGGCGAAGAAGGTCGAGACGGACGATCCCCGCCCTGCGCGGCATCAGTTCGACGATCCTGATTCGTATGACGAGGCTCTGATCAACTGGTCCTCACGCCGAGCTGAACAGCTTGCGAGGGCAGAGGAGCGGCAACGGGTTTCTCAGGAAAGCCAGAAGGCTCAGATGGAGCGCACACAGGCTCAATGGTCTGATCGCCGCGCAACGTTCATGGCTGACCACCCCGACTTCGAGGCGGTTGCCGAACGCGACGATCTCCAGATCAGTCTGCCGATGGCGCAGGCCATGCTTGAGTCCGAAGACGGTCCCGCTGTCGCGTATTATCTCGGTCAGAACCCCGAGACTGCGGCAAGGATCGCCAAACTGGACCCGATCCAGGCTGTTCGTGAAATTGGGAAGATCGAAGCCCGGTTGAGTGCTCAGTCTGAAGCACCGACGCCGAGCCGCAAGCCTGATCCAATCAAGCCTGTTGGTTCGCGTTCCAACGCCGGTCCCAAATCTCCCGACCAGGAAACCATGGAGGAATACGCTGCAAGGCGTGCCTCCGAAATCGCTGCCTCTCGTCGCCGTTAAGCCTCGGACATCCGGGGCGTCATAAGGAAGCCTCGGATGTCTAACAACGCTCTTCTTAATCCTAGCGTCATCACCAAGGAGACGCTGGTTATCCTCGAAAACAACCTGGTGGCCGCCGGCAAGGTGAACCGCCAGTTCGAGAACCAGTTCGTCAAGATCGGTTCCTCGGTCACGATCCGCAAGCCCAACCGCTTCCTTGTGTCCTCGGGTCCGGGCCTGTCCATCCAAGACATCAGCGAACCGTCCACCAGCATCACCATCTCCAACCAGAAGCACGTGGACTTCCAGTTCTCGTCTCAGGATCTGACGCTCACGGTGGAAGAGTTCTCCGAGCGGTACATCAAGCCGGCGGCTGCCGAACTTGCCAACCAGCTGGACTACGACGTTCTCCAGAACACCACCTCCCTTCAGAACTGGGTCGGCCCGCAGGGTGCTGGTACGGCTCCGAACAGCTTTGCCGCTCTGGCCGCTGTCGGTCAGCGGATGGACGAAGGCGCTGTGCCGCAAGACGGTCGCGTGCTCGTGCTGAACCCCGCCGCCTACTGGGCGCTGGCGAATGCGCTGATCGGCGTGTACGTGAAATCGGTCGCTGAACCGGCCCTGAAGGGGTACTTGGCGAACATCGCCAATTTCGAGATCTACGAAGACCAGAACGTCGCCAACCTCACCAACGGTAACTACGCCGGTACGGGCGTGGTCAACGGTGCCAGCCAGTCGGGTTCGAACCTCGTCACCAACGGCTGGACGGCTTCGCGTACCAACCTTTTCCTCGGCGGTGAAGTCATCACCATTGCGGGCGTGTATGCGATCAACCCGAAGAGCCGCAAGTCCACTGGTGCTCTGCAAAACTTCCTGGTCACCGGCCCGGTCTCGTCGGATGCGAGCGGCAACGCCACGCTGCCGATCTACCCGGCCATCAGCACCACGGGCGCCTACCAGACCGTGTCTGTCTCGCCTGCGAACCTCGCCGGTGTGACGGTCATCTCCGGTTCGGCCAACGTGACCTATCCGCAGAACGTCGGCTTCGTGAAGGACTGCTTCGGTCTCGTCACCGTGCCGCTGGAGCTGCCGGAAGGCGTCGACTTCAAGGCTCGCGAAACCTACAAGGGCATCTCGATGCGGATCATCCGGGCTTACGACATCAATAATGATGTGTTTCCTGCGCGTATTGACATCCTATACGGAACCACTACGTTCTATCCGGAGCTGGGGGTTCGTCTCACCGGCTGATGACCGGATGGAGATTGAATGTCCAAGCTCGTTCTTGAAACAAGGGTCTGCAATGTTTGCTCTGAGGAAAAACCCACCAGCCAGATGGTCGCGAGTTCTCGCTACCGTGGTGGGTTTATGCCTTGTTGCAAAGAATGCCGGAATGCGTATTGGCGAGATCGCAGAGCCTCATCGCCGGAGTTCCGAAAAGAACGCAGCGATGCGGTTCGGCGGTCACGTCTCTTACGTAAATACGGCATCACGCAATCCGATTACGAACGCATGTTGGTTAAACAAGGGGACTGTTGCGCCCTTTGCAAATCAACAGACAAAGGACGATCTGCCCGCTGGACAAAATGGAACGTCGATCACGACCACAAAACGGGCGTTGCTCGCGGACTTCTCTGTCACAGCTGTAACATCGCAGTGGGCCAATTTGAAAAACTGGTTGAGCGCGTCGGTTCCGACCCCGTTCTGGCATACATCAAGCGTGGAGTTTAATTGATGTTTGAACGGAAAAAGATGCCTAAAGGGTGGAAGTCACCCTTCAAGGTGGATCTCTACCAGGTTGTCGTCGAGCGGACTGAGGATGGCCGTGTCCTCCCAGTCGGCCCGATGGCAACCAAGGAAGTGCTTGGTCCGTTCAAGGACGCCATTGCTCAATCCATCAAGACCGGCATGGAAACACGCTGGTCCAACCCGCAGATGCTGCTCGTAAAGCCCTCGTAAGGAACCAGAACCATGCCCGTCGTCTCCGCCGCCTCCACTGCCACGAAGGGTCCGAAGCAACTTTCGGATCAGAATAGCCAGGGCACTGTCCTTGGTGCCTCGTCCACCGACCTGATCGGCTTCTACGGTGCCAACCCCGGCATCGTGCAGCCGGCCTCGCAGGGCTCCCTGAAGGGCTATGTGGGTGTGGTGACCACCTACGCTGTGACGCTGACCCCGGTGTCTGTTGCCGCCAACACGGCTGCT